TTCATCTATATCACCTATATTTCCCTCAACATTATCTATTGGTGTTTCCATTTTAAGAAGTATTTCTTGGTAATTATCACCACCCGGCAATGTATAAGAACTATGCATAGGTCTTAAATCTCTAATATCATCAGCACTACTTTCTATCTTTTGTCTACGAAAGCCATTTAATTGTAATAATGCCTCATTAAAGCTATCTGCTTCACCAATCAATTCATCATTGTCTATGGCATCTTTTGCTAGATTTTCTCCTCGCATGATTTGAAAACCAATATTATCATTACCTCTTATTGTATAAGCGTTTTCATCACCTAATAATGAATCATCTATAAATCTAAATTTAATCAGATTTCTGGTGTTTACGTCAAACATTCCTTTAGCGAATTCTTCTTTATTGACAAAATTATTATTATCAAGCACTTCTTGGTCTGCTTTTTCTGCAATTTTATCATATCTGTCTCTTATACGAGATTGAAAAATATCCGAAAATTCATCAAAAGAAGCCTTTTGGATAAAAGGGTTATCTATTGTACCTTTTCTATTGTCATCATTAGCAATATCGTCAAACAACCTAACACTGTAGTCATCATCGCTTGAAAGATTATTTATAAAACCTTCTGTCTGTTGACTTCCTGCAATTTCACCTTCGACACCATCAATATTTCTTCTAATGTCATAAATGGTTGTTGGTACAAAATCTTGAAAGTTATCTACTGCCATTTGACCTGCATCACTAGCAGTTTTATCGCTTTTTATTATTTCTTCTACTCTTGTTTTATTACCTGCTAGATAGTCTTTTAATTCTTTTGATGTAATAGAACCACTATCTGGTAAACCTAGTATCTTATCTTCAAGACCAGTGAAAACCATTTCATCTGAAACACCTTTACCAAACTTTGATAAAAGACCTTTGGTTTGTCCTTCTTCTAGTCTTAATAAATCTCTGGCAGGGAACTTGTCTTGTCCTAGTAAATCAATGGCTTTTTCTGTAGGTGAGAACATACCTAAGTCGTTTAAAACACCATAACCAAATTTAAATATACCACCTGCTTTTGACATTTACCAAGCCTTACAAGACCAATACCTAGCTGTTGTCTTATCGTTGGCAGTATCACAATTATGCCTTGCTCTAAACGATTTTCTTCTAGCAGGTGATGTCTTTTTAATTCTCATGTTAGGGTCGCCGAATGTTATCTTCTTTACTTTACCTTTATCCATAACATAAACCAATGTTTTCTTTTTACCATATGAAGGTTCGCCTTTTGCTATTCTTCTTGGTTTATTCAATGTAACTTTTCTGCCTTTATATTCAGCCATTATTCGTCACCAAAAAAATAATTTTCTAATATTGAATCAACTATAGAATTAGGTTCACTATCTGATGCACCAAAATCTTCTAATTTTTCTTGTATTTTGTCCATATAGACCTTTGCATCTTCATAACTACCAGTTTTAATAGCATTTATAATCTCGTCATTCATGGTTTTATTAGCAAATTCGTAACCATCTTCATCTTTAAATAACTGAAAGTCTATAGCTCCTATACCTTTTGCTTTTAATGGTTGCTCTGCTCCTAACATACCTTTTTCTTCAAACTGTACAACACTTCCCTTTTCTACATTTGGTATATTTTGATTATCTATATTACCTAATGCACCAACATTAACATCAGGCATCATCTTATCTTTTATAAATTCGCCTAAAACACCTTTTAATATTTTAAGTTTTGCCATTATTTGCCTTTATGAACAGTCTGTATATCAAAAGATGCTTTCTTTACTGCACCTTTGTGTGGCTTATATTCACCTTTCATTAATTTAAAACCTTTACCAGACTTCATCCAATGAAAACCTTTAGGTGCTTCTACTGTTTTTTTTGCCATAATTATGCCTTTTTTGTTTTCTTTTTACCTTTACCTAGTAAATCGGCATCTGCTTTTCTAGCTCCACCTTTACCAGATACGAATGATTTTACCCTACCCATAGCCCATTGTTGTGCAGAAACCTTTGGTCTACTGCCAGAAGAATAATATGCTCCTAGTCCTCTTTTATATACCTTATCAAGTTTTTCTTTTGAAAATCTACCTGCACCTTTAATACCAGAATATTTACCACCTTTTTTCTTTTTGGTTTCTGCCATTACGACTTACTCCTTTGTTTGCTGATTTTATCCATCATGGCTTTTGTAAGTTTGCCTTCTTTGTATAATTTAGCAGTACGTTTTATTTCTCTTTCTCTCGCCTTAGGGTTCTTTGCACCTGCGAGATATTTCTTAGGAGTACCTTTCTTGGTCTTTGGTACCTTTTTAAACTTTCTTTGTTTTGGTTTTTTTACCATTTTTCTTCTTCTTTTTAAGTTTTGCAAAATCAGCACCAGTAATAGCATTTCTAGGTTTTGCTACCCTAGCAAGTGCTTTTTGTTTTTTTGAATACTTTGTAAAAGGCATTACATATCTACCTTTGGTGAACCATGACCAAGAATGTCATTCATCATTTCGTGCATGTTTCCAGAGTCCATTTTGATGACTTTGACTTTCATATCGCCATGATGGTCGTCATCTTCTTCTATTTCTTCTTCTTCTGGTAACATCATTGTTTGATGACAAAGAAGTAAAAAATTAACTAGCTGTTCGTCGCTTAGTTCTAGGCCTTCCTCGTCTCTTTTGAAGCCCATCTTCTCCTCGAATAGTTCTTCGTTCTTCTCCATGTTGCCTATTTCTATTGCTTCCATGTTTTTCTCCTTCTGGTTTAATGAATAATCCTATTCCGTAACAAATAGCCTCTCCCAGAAACTTCATCGCTTTAATTGAATATCTTTTTTTCCCTACCTTACCATCAGACATATCAAATGCCATTTGTTCAGCCCATCTCATAGCTATTGGTGTTATTATATTATATATAAAACCTCTATTTCGCATCTTTTGTGCTATTGGCTTTCCCCATATAGCATAACCATTGTATATTTTTTTATTTACTTGTTGTCCGTATCTTTGGTCGTATTTGTAAATACCTATAGGCATTTGACCCATTTCGTATAAAGCAGTACATATAAAAGTAGATTCTGCATTTGCAGTATCACCTTGACTTTCAAGTGTTACTGCTCTTGCAAATGCAGGGTCATAACCTTTTGCACCTTTAAATTCACCAGTTTTTCTATCTGTTGTGCCAAAATTAACTTGATTTATTCTATCGCCTGCAAATTGGTCAGTTGATTTTATTTGGTCATCATATTCGCCTCGTCTAATTGCTTCACCATAACTTACACCAAGACCATATTGTTCACCATCTTCATCAAAAGCTATTGCTTCATCTTCATAATTTGTTACTCCAAAATTACCTTTTCTTCCAAATTGATTATTACCTTGCAAACCAAGTTGTTGAGCATATAAACCATCGCTAAAAGGCTGAGTGAAATATTCTTGTTGAAACCCACCTATTGTGTCATTCAATTCGTCTAATTCGTTTTTTTTATATCCAAATTTTTGTATAGGCGCCAGATTTAAGTCTGGTTTTTTTGACATCATAAAGTTTTGTATATCATCACGAGTTATATTAGATGTAGTAGAATAAGGGTCTTTTGCCTTAAATGCTTTAATTTCGTTAATTAATCTGTTTGTTTCACTTGTATTTTTACCAGAACTAATTGATGTATCTTTAAATCCCTTATCAAGACCATAAAATTTATTGGCAGAGTCTTCTAATTGATATTTACCTATTGCCTGACCTATATTGGTCAAACTTCCAACAAAAGGTAATGCACCAAAAACAGTTTCTGGTCTAAGTGTGAAATCTGAACCAAGTTTTTTAAAAGGCTTAAAACCTGCTTCTTCTGCTAATATACCTTCTTTAATAGTTCCTAAATCACCTAAGGTAAATTCTGGTTTTGATTTCTCTGCCATTTATGTCTCTATGTACCCATTGCTTCTTTTTGCATATCAAGGCTTTGAGTTCTATCTGCATCAAACATATTTTCATTTTCACGAACCACACTATTTGTATCTCTAGTTGGAAGTGAACCTAATGCTCCTTCAGGCATTGTATCTGCTTCACTGACACCTAAAATAGCCTGCAATGCATCTTCTAATGTTACACCCATACTGGTTAATCCCTCTATTGCCTCTCTATCAGACATAGTTAAGTCACCAAGCATTTTCATCATTTCGTCTTCACGAACAACACCTTTTGGGTCTAGTTTTTTCATTTCTTCTAGTATATTGCCTGTCATACCTGCACCCATCGCTCCTCTAACTGCATTCATCTCGCCTTCACGAACAACTCTTTTTGGGTCTAAATTCTTCATCGAATTTAACATATCAGGTGTTCCGCCCATCATACCTGCAGGTCTTGCTGAATTTACTTCACCATCTCTAATTACAGAATCTGGGTCCATCTTATCCATTCTTTTCATCATGTTTAAATATTCTTGTTTACTAGCCATTATAAAACTCCTTTATCGATTTGTTTAGCTAAGTTCTTTTCTCTTAATATTGCCAAGTCTGCTTCTAACTTTGCAAATTTGGCATTTATATCTGCCTGTGTTTTAGCCTGTTCCATAGCTAAATCTTGTTGAAACTCTGCATCTTTAATCTGCATATCTTGTTTCGCTTTTGCTGATTCTATTTCAAGGTCTTGTTTGGTCTTCATCTGTAACATTTGCGCTTCTAATTGTGCTAATTGTTGTGCAAATTGTAAAGGATTTCCTTGTTGTTGTTGTTGACCTAGATTTGTAATAGCATCTATTTGTGCCATTTGAGGTGATTGTGCAACGACTTGTGATGCTCTTTGTGAAATCTGCATATCAAGTTCTGGCGATAAATCTTCAAATTTAAATTTAGGGTCTCTTATATCTGGTAGTGGTGCTAATTGCATACCGATAGCTGTTTGCATTCTTTGTCTATACAATAAGGCAATATGTTCTGCTATATGAGCAATTAATACTGGTTGTAAATTTCTTGCACCGGGATTTCCACCAAGCGATGGGTCTTGAATGAATTGCATATGGACTGCAATATGAGCATCGTGGTCTTGTTCTGGGAATGCTCTAATAGGTTTACCATACATAACAGACATATTTTCATCTACTGGGTCAATTCTAACGGCTTCTTCTGGCTCTTTTAAAACCTCGCCAATATTTGGTATTCTTAATGCCTCTAACATTCTTTTATGAGTATCGTACATATCATAAAGTTGTGGTGCTGATTGTGATAATTGTAAAACGCTCTGTGCTTGTGCAATTCTCTGTGCAGTACTGAAAACGTTAGGGTCTGATACTGGTACAATATCAATCGTACTATCAAAATCAGTAGAGAATATTTTGGTTGTTACACCAGATATTGCAAATTCAAATTGTTCTGGTAAATATTTTGCATTTGATTTTGCTATTAATTTAAATTCTTGTCCTTGAGAATAATGTAGTCTTTTATGAATAGCACTAAATGCTTTACTACCTTGTTCTATAAGAGCAACAGTAGAACCAACAGGTGCATTTGGATTTACATCACCAACATTTAAATCAGCAGTACTTGCAAATCTCTGTCCTGCTTGAACAATAGCATTCATTAAATTAAATAAAGTTCCTGATGGTTCTTTAAATGGTAATGGCATTATAGCTTTATTAACATCGTCAACAGTAGCATCTAAATCAGCAAACTCACCGGGATTTACTTGTAAGTCTCCTCCAGTAACTCTGCCTTTAAGTTTAAATCCACCTTGCATATTACTGAACGCCGCTGAATCTAATAATGCTCTAAGTGAACCAGTCGCCGCTTTCCCAAGACCTCCTATTAAATGAAATAGACCAAATCCATAGAAACCAGTACCCGGCAAAAATCTATATGAAATAAAATAGTTCTGTCTTGATTTCTTTTCGTCTTCTTGTTCCCAGTTTCTTCTTACTGATACAATCTTTTGTGAATCGTAGTCTATTGTTACAACATAAGGAAATGCCACCATATCTTGGTTTTCTTCATCATCTACAATACCATCAATACCATCAAAAGTTTCGTAAACGTGCATTTCAATAAGTGTAACTGTTTCATTATGTGCTTCGTCTCCTTGAGAAACACCTTCTATATCTTCGCCAATACTTCCTGCAGGGTCTATTTCACTACCCATATATTTAATCGGCAGATAATATCCACCTTCAACATAACGATTATAGTCGTTTCTTGGCATTCTTATAATGTGTGAATATCTAATAGATGTTAATAAATCTTTACTATCTGGTGCAACAATAAAATCTTCTGCTTTTACGAATTGAGAACATTGCCTACCTAAATTTGTATCAAAAAATACCTTTTTAAAAGCATGACCTATTAATGGTAATTGAAACAACATTGTATCTAAATCTGGGAAATACTCTGGCATTTCTTGTGTTATCTGATAGTTCATGTAATCTTTAACACGTCTTGCTTGGTCTTCTAATTCCTCTGTTGGTTCACCAATAATAGTTGTTTTTACTGGTCCTCCAGATGGATATAATTCTGCAATAGCTTTCGCATTAAATTGAGTTGCCGCTTCAGCAATCATAGGGTGTACGACAGTACTTAAACCTCTTGTTGCTCTCTGTTCTTCTTCTTCTGAAAGACCACCATCTGGTTCTAATGTTTCTAAACCTTGTTTGTACCTATATTCCCATTCAGACCTAGCTTCTTTATCACTTTCAAAAGCTTCTAGTAAATTCTGTGCTTTTCTTGCTGAATCATTTTCATCTAGTTCTTCTGCTAGGTTTTGGTCGTGTTCATCTGTAATTTCTACAATGTCATCTAATGATGCATTACCGATTAAGACTTCATCACCTATCTGCTCAACTTCTAATTCGTCTGCAGGAGCGCCTTCTTGGAAAGGTATTACATTCGGTTGTTTAGCCATATAAAGTTAACCTCTTCTGTTCTGCAAATTCATCATCTTCGTCGTTATCAGATGAATGTGTTATAAACCAACCTTTTCTCAATCTAAGCCATGCTTGAGTACATGTATCTACTATATCATCATTATCACCTTGTGGAAAGGCTGAACATATATCTATTAAGTTTTTTGCCCACTTCTTGTTTTTAGGATACCATATTCTACCATCTTCTAGCAAGGCAGAACTTGCATGTGCTCTAGCTTGTTTATCTCTATCTGGTGAATATTCTAATATTGGTATACCTGCCATTCTTAAATCTTGTATTAAACTTTGACCACTAGCTTTCTTTTCTATCAGGACAACATCAGGTTCATAATCTTCGTAAGCTTCTTGTGCTATTCTTCTTAAATCTGGATAACTTACTCTATCGTACCACATATCTACAACTATCGCATTGAAATACCCATTGTGTTTAAAGACACCCCAAGTTGTTCTTGCACTATATGAGCTGTTTTCTTTTGTACTATAGGCAGTATCATAAGACTGAATTAGGTATTCTATATCTGGTAAATCGTCGTATTCCCATTCAGTCCACCATTCAGCTTTAAGTATTCCACCACCTCTTGGCATTGGTCTTTGTTGTAATTGACCTGCAGAACCATAAGAACCAAGACTTTTTTCAAGATTTGCTATTGTTTTTTCGTCTATTCTATCTGGCCATAATAATTCGCCATGTTCTTGTCTTGGGTCTACAAACCCTAATGATGAACGAGTTATTGTAGGGTGGTCTGGTTCATATTTTGCTGGTAAACATAAATGGTCCCAATCTTGAAATTCATTTGCCAATATATGACCAGTTAAATCACTTTCATGTACTCTTTGCATAATTATAATAAATGCGCCATTTTTTGGGTCATTCAGTCTGGTTTGCATTGCTTGGTCCCACCAATCTAATACACCTTGTCTAACAAGACCACTTTCTGCCTCTCTTACATTGTGTGGGTCGTCAATAACAATTATATCTCCACCCTCTCCAGTTAATGCACCATCAACAGATGTAGCAATTCGCATACCTGTTCTATCGTTTTCAAATCTTTGTTTCTGGTTTTGGTCTGATGTAAGTTTGAATGTATCACCAAATGTAGTCTTGTACCATTGACTATCAATCAATCTTCTACACTTTACACTATCTCTAATACTAAGAGAACCTGCATAACTTGCATATAAAAATTTCTTTGTTGGGTCATTTGTCCATGTCCAAGCAGGTAGAGCTACTGAAACAGATATTGACTTCATATGTCTAGGTGGAACATTTATAATTAATCTTTTTACATCACCATTAGCAACGGCTTGTAAATGGTCTGCAATAGCATCTATATGCCAGTTATCATTATACTCACGATTAGGTTCTATTGTTCCCCATGCTTCCTTGATGAATAGTTTGAGCGACCTTCGCATTTTCTCCGCTCTCACTCTCGTCAACGAGTGCATATTTAAGTGTTCTTTCAAGATTGTTGAGGTCGTCATCAGTTAATCTGCTAATATCTAGCACCTTTCTATCTTCAATGTTGATGTCTTGTACTATTTCTTGTTTATCTGTTTGACCTAACATTTGTTTACCAAGCCAAATCGCCATTGTAGGATTATTCGTTTCTTCCATAATTTGTATTTGTCTTCGTCTTAAAGAAAGTTTACCAGTTGCTCTACCTTTCTCTATTGCCTTTCTAACATCTAATTCGTTTGTAAACTTATCTTCTAATGTCCTTAATGGTATATCAAAGTAAGCAGATATTTCTGGCATAGTGCAATTCAACCTTGAAAGTCTTTCTAATTCTTCAAGATTCAAATTAATCTTAGGTCTACCAACTTTATTTGTTGGCTTTTTCTTCTTTTTAACTGGTTTTATTTGTGTAATTTCATTCATCTTTTTTTTAATACCACGAAAATTAATTAAGTTTCAATCTTTTTAAGCTTCATTCCATAATTATTTACACCTTTTTTAGGTTTATAATCATCACGAAATATAAGTTTATTCTCTCGTTTAAACTTATTGTAGTTAACATAATGATGATGTCTTCCATATCTCCATACAAGTTTAGTTACATCTGGGTGTAATCTCATTTGCATATTGGATTTAGGAATAGTACCTTCTTCAGCGTAAAATTCGTCTGTATTTCCACCTTTTAGTGTTTGTGTGTTGGCTTTCTCTTGTAGAAAAACATTAAACTGTACAGTACACCAACCTTTTTTAAGTATTCTTAAAGACAAATCAGTATCTTCGTTATATCTTCCTCTCCATCTATCAGGTAAAGGTAAGTCGTTTCTAATAAGATTACATGAGTAAATTCTAGTATTAACTGTAAATGGTGTATATTGATGTCCCCATTTATCTATAACAAAGAATGTATAATTTGGTCCTGCCATTCCTATATTTTTATATCTAACAACAAAATCTTCCATGACTTTAAATGGTGTGTCATCTGTACATCTTATCTCTAGGTTATTTTGCCATCTTCTAAAGCATTTTATGTTATCGTCCATAACCCAATGCCATTTGTAACCCTTATCTATTGAATGTTGCCAAATAAAGTTACGAGCAGGTCCCGGTCCTTTAGATTTTTTCTCGCCTAAATCGTCACAAGTATCGTAATCATCTTGAAAGGTCTTATCTAACACAAGGATATTCTTCTTGTTTACCACCTTCGCATAGTCTGAGTACTCTTGTTCTTCAACAACTACTGTGTAAGGAACACCCATTTCTTCTAATGCTTTGATGGTTAGTCTTGTATCTGCTCTACCTTTAGATGGAATATAAATAGGAAATTTATGCATTATATTTTTCCCACAACATTGGCTTGTTATTCCATAGTTTAGTTTTTATCTTTCTATAACCATTTAATTTAAGTGTGTTATTGAATATCTTACTTATTTCTTTTTGACCAATCTGTGCATCATTGTTAAATGCCTTGTATTTTCTAAAATGACCATACGAAACTGTATTAAATGAGTTTGCTATATATAAATATTTAGGTGTTTTAGTTTTTAATATGACATCTATCTCGTCTAAACATTCATATATGTGTTCGTAATACTCTGATGCAAACAGTAAATCTATTTTTGGTAATCTATTGTAATGTGTTTCTATTTCAAAGTCGTATTTTTTTGACATATATTCACAGAAAGCAAATTGTTTTGTATCTTTTATATTTGTGCCTATAACTCTTGCAGAGGTAAATATTTGTTTTAAACCAGAAGTTGTAAGACCTAAACCACAACCTAAGTCTGCCACCGTTTTAATATTTTTAAGATAACTATATATAGAAGTTTCTGCATCTAAACTATTATGTTTGGTTATTGCCTTTAGATAGTTCCTTGAGTATTCTTTCCAACATATCCACAGGTCAACGAAATAATACTCATGGTTGTATAAATCAAAGTTAGCTTTACCTGCATCTAGTGAATTATACCATTCCTTAACTAAAAACTTCTGATAAGGTGCTTCTGCTTGAAGTTTAAAACCTAAAGATATAAGTTGTTTTGCATATTTATAATCTATCTTATTAAATTTTTGGTAATCTTCTAAAAAGTTTTCTAATAAAATATTTGGTTTGTGGTTTAATACATCAATCATTTTCCCATGCCTTATCTTTAATTACATTTTTTTCAATCTTTGGATACCAAATAAACTTTGTTTTATCTGTATAATCTTGCTTTATTATCTGGAAAAACTTATCCATTGATTCTTTACTTACAAAGTTCACATTAATAGATTTATAAGGCGATTGGTCATCATGTTCAAAAGATGGCATATCTTGCCAATGTTCCTCTGTATCTAGCCATTCTCGTGAATTGTGGTCTGGTTGAAATACTATTGTTTCTAATTCTTGTTTCTCAAAACCTAAATCGTCAAGGTCAAAACCTATGTCATTTAATAAATCCATTTCAAATTTAAGTAATTCGTAATCCCATGTACTATCTTCTGATAGTCTATTATCAGCTATTCTATATGCTTTAACTTCATCTTCTTTCATATCAGTAGCAACATGAACTGGTACTTGTTTCATTTTTAGATGTTCTGCACCCATTAATCTTGTATGACCAACAATTACTACATAGTCTTTATCAACTACGATAGGTTGCCTCCAACCATATTTTTCTAAAGATTTAGCTATTTTTTCGCCATTCTGATTTTTACGAGGATTTTTTTCATATGGTTTTATTTTATCAATATCAATCATTTCAATTTTCATTTTGGTTCCCTTCAATTTCCCATTTATAAAATATGTGGTCATCAATTCTTAATACGTATTTTTTAACCTTTGCCCAACTAGGGTTTACATAATAAGCATGATAATGTGTTGCACCTTCAACAAAATCACCAATATGCCCATTATAAACACCATTTGCAACGTGCATTGCATCTCTCCATGCTTTAGGCTCTTCGGGTTTATCGCTTTTACCATCACAGTACCAACTGAATTGACATTTATTCTTAATTGGTATTGTAGGTTTATATTTATATGTTTCTGCTTGTTTGACTACATCACAAACTGTATTAGGGTATCTTGCATCTTTTACCCTATTCATTACAACTTGTGCTACGGCTACTTGTCCCATAAAACTCTGATTTTTGGCTTCATGATATACATTTAATGCAAGACATATTAATGATTCAGCTAACATTTCTTTTCCCTAAAATAATTTATATTGTTCTTTTTCATCAATTTTAACATCTTTATTTAAACTATTTCTTAATTTATAAACGTCTGCCAAACTAAGTTCATTTTCTCTAAGTCTTTGATATAACTGAAAATTTATTATTTCAACCTTTGACATAAGTGCTTCGTATGCTTCGTCCATTACTGCTTGTTGTTTTGGTGTCAAACCATTATCAAATATATCAACCATATGTTTGCTCATAACATCTAGTTCTAAAGTTAAAAGTAAACTCTCTTTGTCCTATATCTCCATATACACCTTGTTCTCTAATCTTTTTTGTAATAATCTTTGTTGAATTATTTTCAAAATCTCTATGAACTACCAATCCAACATCTGCCATATTCGCCCAATGTGCTGAACCACTTACTTGATATAAGTCTGGTGGAGGTATAATTCCTGCATCATTTCTATGTAATTTATGAGGGTGAGCAACCATACAAACCCAAATATCATGGTTTCTTGCAAATTGTTGGCATTTAGCAATCACATCTCTAATATGTTCATCTTCTCTTTTATGGGCATCTCTGTTTGAACTTACTTGATTGAATGGGTCTATTACCAATCCCTTGATACCAAATCTTTGTTTAGATGCCTTTGCCTTTTGAAGTATATAATCAATCGTTGGTATGTCATCTTTTGCTTCAAGAAACTTAAAATGTGTATTTAAAAAGTCTAAACCACTATTTAATTGTTCTTGGCTTATTCTCTCGTAAACTCCAATATCAAAGGGTTTTCTACATCTTTTCTCTAATAATCGCCTTATATGATTAGGAGTTGAATGTTCTGGTGAATAAATAAGAAACTTCCAATGTTGTTGTTCTGCAAGATTTAATAATATTTGGTCAAGAAAGTTACTTTTACCATGATTGGGAATGCCAGTTATAAGGTTAAATGTGCATGGCATTATCTTATATATTTCGTCTAACTTCTCAAAACCAGTTGATATAGCTTTCTGTACGTTTCCATCATACATATTTTGTATCTGGTCTTTATATTCTACTGCAGAATGTAAATCTTCAATAGGGAAGTCTCTAGCATTGGCGATTGCCATACCTAAAGTTTCTTCTCCATGTTGAACCAAACATTCATTTGCATCTTTAATAAAAGTATCGTTATAATCTGGAAAACTTACAACCTTACAGATGTCGCGACCAAACCTATGAATCAACTCAAGACCAAGAGCCTTACCTGCCTCGTCATCATCGGTGCAAAGTATTACTTCTTCAGCCTCCCATATCCATTCAGTCTGCTCAAAAGCACTAAATCTCTTGTCTTTCATATCAAATTTAGGTGTTTTAGGTGCACCATCTGGTAAAGATACAACATCTTTTATACCTATTTGCATTAAAGATAATACGTCCATCTCGCCTTCTACAAATATAACTCTTTTCTTTGCATCAGGGTTTTCTTCCCAACTCTTTTTAAGATTATCTGCATTATATAAACATTTTAAAGCATCTTTTTCTTGATGAAACCTTTTATCTTTACTTCTATATTTTATATTTACAATTTTACCATCAAGATAATAAGGAAAACAAAGTTTCTCATTATGAGTATATAATTTCATTTCAGTAATAACTGTTGGGTCTATACCTCTACCAATAAGCCAAGAATAAGCATTATCTGATAATGTTTGTTTTTTTGGTACAAATGGCATTACATTTTCTTTTTTCTTAAATTTAGAAAAATTATTAGGACTTATTATATTATCGTGAACAGAACCTTTCCATTCACAATGATGGCAATGCCATAAAGCCATATCGTTCTCTAAACTAACAGAAAGACAAGGTTCTTGTTTATTTCTTCTAGTATGTGAACATTGAGGACAAATTACTTTTTGTTGTGCTTGTTGAGAATTAACTCTTATGCCTTCTTTGATTAATTGTTCGTGAATATTCATTGTTGTTTTCTCCCTTTGTTAACCAACTAATTGGTTTAAGTTTATTCGTTCTTCATTTTGATTGTCTAAGGTCTCCCATCTTCTTTGATTTAACCATGTGGTCAAATGAGGTATAAATCGTAACTCTTTGTTTTTATTTAGTTTATTATACTTTTTAACTTTTTCAAATAACTCTTTTTTTATAATTACTATATTTGGTTCAGATGTTAGTTTTTGCCATGTTTCATGTGCTTTCTTTTTAGAACCATCTTTTCTAGGATATTCATTCCAAAGTTCTACAAATTCAATTTCGTACTTTAATGGTTTATTATGATTGGTTATATGGGGTTTCATAGTGATACTAGGGGGGGTTTCAAATTGAACAGGGTGGGTGTCAGCCTGATACCCTACCTTTAAAGTATATAAATTTGATGTTTGTCTTTTGGCTTCATTAAAATCGGCAAATCGTTCTTCAATCTCAATTAAACCTACTTCTTCAAGGCTCTTTAATGCTCTTATTATAGTTGACCTACTCATTTCTGTTATTGAAATAAGTGTTTTATAACTTGGGAAACAAGTATTTTTATCATCTGCATAATTCGCAAGGCAAAGTAAGACTAATTTATTAGTACCATTTCCAGTTTTTTGTTTAGATGCCCAATCTAAAGCAGACCAACTCATAATATCTCCGTTATTATTATAGGTGGAGTATATGTAGCTAATATCTTTTTTCTTAAAATATAATCTCTTGTTCTAGTAATTTTAGATTTAACATCTTCAATTATTTCTTCGCCATCTTTATTTTTATATTTAAAATCAGCAGTATAACGACCAATCTTAATACCATTAACTAATAAAGGGTAAACTGGGTGTATCTCTAATTCTGATATATAATTCTTCATTTGCATCTGTTCCAATATTAAATATCTATTTAGTTCTTTTTTAGAATCAAACCTTATTCCTTTGTATAATTGCCTTTTTGCGTTGTATTTGTTCCTCATAAAGGTCTGTCCCTGTTACTTGATTATCTGTAAATATAAAAAGTTTCTCTGCCTCAGCCCATCTAGGCATTCTATCGCCTTTCGCCCAAGATTCAATGTTCCTATAATGAGTATCAAGTTCTTTAGCGAAACTCTTATAGTTATAACCATTCATTTTTATATATTCTTTTAATCTCATAATTACCTTTTAAAATAAAAAAAAGAATAAGTAAACACAAAAAAGGTTTACATTACAATTTAATTTGGTACTATGTGATAACGAATAACGAAGAATAGAGGTAAATATGAAAAGTAATAATCCCTTCGCCATACATGGCATTAATCATTTATCACACAGTTCTCTTAATACTTGGCTTCAAGACCCTGCAAGATTTATTGCAGATAAACTCTTTGGTCTAAGAGATAAGGGTTCTGCATCTATGCATAGAGGTACATCAGTAGAATTTGGTTTGGCTCAAAAATATATAGATGAAGATTTCCAAATAGATAACTCTGTTATAGAAAATAAATTCAATCAATTATGTCAAGATAGCTTAATAGATGTTGAAGACGATAGAAGAACAAAAGAATTTGGTATGTTAAAAGAATACTCTAATATGCTCAATCAACAATTTGATTATTCTGATATGGAAGATTATCAAACAAAAATAGAAGTTACCTTTGAAGATTTACCAGTACCAATAATAGGTTATATAGACTTCATATTTAAAGATGTAATAGTAGACCTTAAGACTACTGCTAGAATGCCATCTAAACCTACAGATGCTAATAAAAGGCAAATGGCTATATATTCTCTAGCATATCCTAATTATAGAGCAGATGTATTTTATGCATCACCAAAAGCTAGTAATAAATTTATTATAGATGAAGAAGATATTAAAAAACACCAAAAGCAAATACATTCTCTTGCTATTGGTTTGATGAAATTCCTTGCAATCAGTGATGATAAAGAGGAATTAGCTTCAATTATCCACCCTAATTACGACGCGTGGACTTGGAGTGAATATATGAAAGAGCAATCAAGCAAAAACATAAAACAGTGGAGTTATGTATGAACGAAGAAAATATAGAACAACCTAAAAAGGTTGAAGAAGAAGTTAAGGCTCAAAAGAAAGAGCCAAAGGTTCAAAAGATAGAACCAAGCAAAACGTTAGTTGATGCACTTAACAGATTTCAAGAATTAAATATAAGTGCATTAAAATCTACAGATAATACATTTTTTAAGAGTACCTATGCTGATTTAACATCTGTTATTGATGCAGTAAATCAAGGTGCTAAATATGGATTATGTTTCACACAACAAGTTCAATATAAGAATATGGTTCTTGATAAACAAATGGTAGATAATTTAAAAGATGGCACTACCAAAACTACTAGTGGTCAAGTTATCATTAGGGATATATGGGTAAATACTACCATTTATCATACTATAGACGATAAAACTATAGAATGTGATGTGCCAGTTTTAATTAACAATGCAGAGAAAGATAACCCACAGAAAATGGGTTCTGCCATAACCTATGCAAAAAGGTATGGTTTACAAGCATTATTTGGTCTTGGTCAAGATGATGATGCAAACGAAGCAACTGGTAACAAGGGAGTTAAAAATGGATAATAACACAAAGCAATATGACGAAACTAATCGTGGTGTTTTATTTAACATAAGCGAAGATTGGTCATTAACCCAACAAGGCAAAATAAATATTAATGGTGAATCATTAAGAGTTATAGGTGTCAAAAGGCTCAATAAAGAGGGAAAAGAAATAATTGAACTCTATAGGGCAATGGGTACATTGAAAAAAGCAGATAAAAATGGTGAGAAAGACCCAGATGCAAAAGGTGTTGTAAATGCCCTTGTTGATAAAGGTGCTATGATTATATCTGCATGGAAAGAAAATAGTGAACGAGGTAATAAATATATATCGTTAAGACTTCGTGAATTTTCAAACGATAATCCAAATCAACAACAGTCTAATAATAATCAATCAACTTCATCTACTGATGAAATTGAAGACATTGATTTATGGTAAGGGAGGTTTAAATGCCAAAAGTAACACAATATGAAAATGTCAAAAATTATTTAGAACAAGGTAATAAAATTACACCTATTGAAGCCTTGAATAAGTTTGGCAGTTTTAGATTAAGTGCAATTATATTTAATTTAAGACAAAATGGTTATCCAATTAAAACTCATAATAAAACTGAAAATGGTAAAACATTTGCAGAATATGAATTAACTTACGATAAAACAAATTGAAACCAATAATTAAACAAAAGAAGATAAAGAACAAAAAATTTTTAGAATATATTTCTAATCAAGAATGTTGTTTATCTTCTTACTCTACTTATCCTTGTAATGGTAATGTTCAAGCACATCATTTGTTAAAACCATATGAGGGTGCAAGAGGCATGGGTATGAGGTCAAGTGATAATAATGCAGTTCCTCTATGTTATTCACATCATGCACAATTACATGACAGTTTTGGTAATGAAGATATGTTTTGGTTGTTATTTAGATTATCAGAAGATTATGGCAGAGAGACTGCAAAAAAATACTGGGAGAAATTCAATGCGAAAAATTGACGAAGAAGATATACATAAAGCCGTTGCATGGTTAAGAGATACGGCACAACATTGTGCAGAGGCTAGAGCAACAAGACTTTATTTAGATGCTTTTACTAAATCTTTAAAAGCAATTTTAATGAGTAAATATAACGAACTGCCTATTTCTGCTCAAGAACGTGAAGCATATTCAAATGACGAATATGTCAAACATTTGAAAGCATTAAGAATAGCAGTTGAAAGAGACGAAAAAAATAGATACCTTAGAGAAAGTGCTATGGTCAAAATAGAGACATGGAGAACACAAGAGGCTAATTTAAGAGCTATCAAACTTTAAGCGACCTACCAGTTTGTTCTTATGTCTGTGTATGATTATACAAAAAAAATGATTTCGGCAGTTTTTAACTCTAGTATAGGTTGTAGATGTCAACAAAAAAAGAACAAAAAAACGAAGAAATGTTTGAAGACTGCCCTATAGCAGTAAAAGAGTACGAGGCTGAGAAAGATGTTAAGGGTTATGTAGAAAAACCTTACATAGAATTTTTTGTTCAATCGCTAAATAATTCAGATGATTATGAAGTAAAAATTCCTAAAGGTACTGAAGCAAGTTATGGCAGTTATTCTGAAATCGGTCATGTAAAAAAAGTTTTTACAAGTATAAAAAAATAGGTTGACTGGTACTAGTTACAATTTACCAATAGAATCATTCATAATATTTCATGGGAGAAAACAAATGAATGACATAACAAACGACCTTAATAAACTTTACGAACTAAACGCTATATCTTTTTCATTAGAACCTAATACGTTCGAAGATTTTCAAAAAATAATTTCACCAATGATAAAAGAAAAAGAAGAAATTATTAAATCTTTTGAAAAACAAATTCCATTACATATTGAAGAATTAAATAATAAATTGAAAGGAGTTGCATAATGGCTAGATTTCAAAATAGTTATCTTGTAGATAATTTTTCAGAATGTGATGGTTGTAATAATTTATTTAATGATGATGAAATTATACCATCTATACAAGAACCATATTATGTTTGTCAAAATTGTGAAACAGATTTGAAGAAACAAATGGAGAATGATAATGGATAAACCAATCTTATGTAATCAGATATTATCTGGTTTAACCCAACCTAAAAAAGCATTGGCTCTCTACTCTGGAGGGTCAATAGCCGATTCAATGATAAGACAAACTCAAGTTGACTTATTACAATCACAAAAATTTGTTGTATCTGAAAATCTTGTTAATAATGCCTATAAGGCAAGCACAGAAAAGCCATCTGTATTATTAGAGATGGTAGAAAATGCACAAATACCTTTTGATAATCTTTGGATTGAATGGGACGAACGTTCAAGGCAAAAATTTATTAAAGAGTTCACCAATAAAAGAGGACAAGATTATAACTTTGATAGTAGAGGTGTACCAGAAAGAGTTGGTTATCATATAAAGAAATTTACAGACGAAACTGGTCATGTAGATTTTCTTTATGAGATGTGGGCATTTATTGAAAAAGATAAGGCAGAAGATTTTACTGAACAAGCAGATTTTCTTGCAGATAAATTTATTCAACCATCAATGTGTTTCACTATAAATAATAATAAATCAATTAATTTTGAAGAAGAACTAGAAAGAGTAGATACTCTTGACGAGTTCCCTAAAGAATGGAGAGCAAAAAGTTCTGACCAACTTATGGAAAGAGCATTTCATACTGGTGCAAAACTATTAAGCAGTTGGTATTTATTTGAAAATATGCCTAAACATTTACTTAAAAAGCATACTCGACATTCAAATAATAAAAAAAATGGTCAAATTGTTTTCGATAGTAATAATTTACCAGATACTTTGGCTTATGATAAAGACCATGAGTTTAATTGTTTGAAAGAGATATATAGTAGAATATCAATGGCACAATCACGAGGTATGCATTGGTCTATTCCATCTTGGAAATTTCAAGAGGGTTATTCAAGAGATGAAATCCAAGACCATGAACATAACCTTACAGTAATGTGTGAGGGAGACTTGAGGTTTTTAATATCTTTATTTGCTCTTATTAATCAAGACGTTTCAGATATACAAAATATTGTACCTGATAATAAAATTATTCATACAAAACTTGGGAAAAGAGTACCAAGAAATGAATATAAAGTTCTTAGTCTTAATATATCAGATAGAAAAGTTAAAAAGTTATATAAAGATACCTTCATTGGTAAAGGTAATCCCAAACGACTGCATACGAGAAGAGGACACTTTCGTCATTTAAGAAATATACATGGCGAGATTGTTAAAAAGGTTTGGATAAAATCTTGTGTTGCAGGAAATGCTGAACTTGGCACTATTGAAAAAGACTACAACCTTAAATCAGAATAAATAAAATGTATAAGTATAGAAAATAAACCTTTATTGTGTTGACTTCTATATTTATACAATTTATAAGTAATTATGTTATTAAATTCATGGGAGAAAACAATGACAAAAAATACTAAAAAATATTCTTATTCAGACGAACTTGTATCAGATTTACATAAAGATGCTTGGGGAAGTAGACCTTCGCAAATTTTTTGGTTGAATTGGGAAAAAGCAGACCAAGATACCAAACAGACAATTTGGGATAACCTTATTGATGATATGGTTAGAAATGATGCAGAAGAAATAAAAGCAAAAAAAGAGAATGCATCAAATCTTGCCAAAAGAATTAAAGAGGTTTGTAAATTAGGTGCTAATAATTATAGAACTGCAGTAAGATGGATAATCGAAGCAGACGAATTAGAACCTGACCTATATTATCAAGGCGACCATTTGGCTTGGGAATATAAT